CCAGTTAAGGTTTGGATTTCCCGAAACCCAAACTTTTCAGAATAAAGATTGGATTTTCCGAAACCCAACCCTTATAGGTAGGAGTTTATTCCGCGAGTGTTTTGACAGTTCACTCGCGTAGCCATATTATACAATTTATTTTGATAACTATAAATATTTAAACATTTATTATTTATCATAATTAGTTGTATCAGGCAAATGTCATTGAACAAATAGACGATTTGTTCACTTATCTCAGTCACTCAAAAATTTAAACTATCTGTTTAAACAATTTTTGTTTACACAGTAAATTTAAACATTTTACTTTAAATAAGCTATTTCTTTAGCTTAATTTCTTTCCTTCTTTTAGTTAGACATTTATTTAGTTTAGCTATCTATCATTAATTATACATATTTTAATTTTATTATTAATTATACATATTGTTACGTTTATTTAGACTTTAGTTTAGCTTTATCATTAATTATATATAATATTTAGTTATTTAGTTAGCCATTTAGTATATAGATTTTGACATTTTTTGACGAATAATAGTTGATATAGTTAGTATATAAGGTGTCGTATTTGAACGGTATTTATTGGACCTAAGTTATATTAAATCTTAGTCTTGGTCTCGCCTCTTCCGCAGGTGTCGTCTATGACTGGAAGCATAATGTAACAAGTGGTTAAACTTATTTGATACCTTTTCAGAGGTGTAGTGAGTAGGAGTGGAAACATTGCCGGGATATTGTCCTCGTCACTCTATCAGTTGCTGCAGCTCTTTGTTCTGTCAGTCCCCGGCTTACGAGCCCGGAGCTTACGCCCCCCCTCATAGATTAGATTTGAATTTGTCCAAATTACAGCAGAGTGCCAACGGACATATATGGTAAGCTCCTACCCTGGTCAGGTAGGAGTTGAGGGTAACTTAGGAAAGATACTTACTAGATTTACGACTATTATACAAATTATTTTTGATTATTACTAGTTTTCTGTTTATTTTCGCATATTACATATTACAAGAGAGATATATCTTTAAATGTATCAAAAAACTACCACCATGAACGCCAACAACAAGCCGATAACGAGCAGTAAGAGACAGCGAACGACCATTTTAACAAAAGATAGTAGAAATGCTATTAAACATTCCAATTTTCATCATGAGTACACCCAAGATGAACAACTCCAAATTATTACTAAACACTTGATTAGTATCACCAAGAAACGCGATATAAAAATTAAGTATAATGATTTGAGACAAGCCAAAGATAAGCGCGGATACTGGTTTTATGATATGAACAGAAACATCTTGTCATACATTGATTCCAAATTTCTTGCTACATGGCGAACCACTGCTTCGAAGAGAGATCACTATTTCGTCCGCCAATTTCGCGGATTCTCTCTTCATACTTTCGGAGATGGATATAACAAGTATTCATCTCAAGCTCTTGAGATTCCTTTGCTTTCCAGAATTTGGGAAATTATCACTAATTGCCGAAATTTTGCAAATTCAATGCAAGATCATAGATCCCAGCAGCACATCAATGCTTGGGTAATCGATGTTTGCGTTTTACTATGTGAACTCAAAGACCCTTTTTTCTGGAGTCCTCTCAATTTGGTTAAATTTCTTGCACGATTTTATTCTGTAGTCCTAAGATTCAAAGACTATCAAGATCATGGATACCAAGGACAAAGTCTGAATTTTGGCGATATTACCTCAATTGACATCGTATTGGCTTCTATTGCACTTTTCAAAGTTCCAGCTAACGTCATGGACGGATTGAAGAAACTTTCTTTGTTTACCAACAAGAAGATAATGGATTCTCCATCCTTTTTCATCGATTTATTTATGCAATTTTTCCAAATCATCAAGGATAGCATTGAATGGATGAAAACGTTGCTTCCAGAGAGCACACACACATTTTTGGACTACCTTGTCCTACCCCTGGATTTTGCCATCACCTTGAAACATATTCGTCGTCTCGAAGAAATCATTTTTTCGTACAACAAAAATCCTCAAATAATGTTCAAGGGTGATTTTCGAATTAAAGTTAAAGAATTGCAAAAAGATCTTCGTGATTCTAAACACTTTCTTCGCATTCTTGACAGCCAAAATTATCGGCACACTAAGGTCATGTACGAGACATTCAAAAAACATATCTACAATGTCGCGTCGACTTACGATACGTCTGCGAGAATCGAACCTCTTTGCTTTGTTTTTGAAGGTGCTCCTGGCACTGGAAAATCAACTTTCATGAATTTGCTTGTAAACTATTTAGTGAAGAAAAACAAATCTGTTTACAATCATACTTGCACCGCAGTTGAAAGCGGAAAAGACTTCTACGACGACTATCTCGGAGAAGATGTTTTTGTAATGGATGATGTCGGACAACAAGGAATTTCTCAGTGGAGACAAATAATCAATTTTGTTTCACCCGTTAAATATCCTCTTGAATGTGCTTCAGCAGAACTCAAAAACACTAAGTATTTCAACAGCAAAATCATTTTGATTACTACTAACCGCTTTTCCAGTCTTACAAATTTCATTAGATCAGATTGTATTTCAGAACCGGAAGCACTATTTAGACGTTGTCACGTTTTCAATTTCGACAAATGTAAGAACGGTGCTGGAAATATCGTGTATAAGAAATTTGATCACATACAACGAGGATGGATCACTAACAATTTCCATCCAATGCATCGTGTTTCTCCTATGGTCGATCCATCCGTACCTTTGGAACCTAAAAGCTCATCAATAGCTTGGGTAAACCATCTTTTGAATCATATGTATGCTTACAATAAATCCGAAGCTACAAGATCAGATATCAACGGAGACCTTGAAATTCAAATTGACGCGAATGCCCGTTATTACGAGCAACTCGATTCCTCCTACGATGGTTCTAATGATGTTTGGAGTGATACCTACGCACCGCAGACTTTGTTTACAGAGATGCGTAATCGCTTTGATATTGCCACCTCTCGAAGTGAAGAAGATCCTAACGCTGTGCTCAATACTGCCAATAAAGCGTATACGGGATTTGGCATTTTCAAAGATGTCATTTTGGAATATTTGTCTTACATTTCAGCTGAAGTGTCTGAACAAATTTCCTCTCTTCCAGCTGTTTCCTCTAGCTATATTTTAGGAACTACTTTTGGCATACTTGGACTTCTCGGAGCCGGACTTTTAATCAAGAAAATATCCGGTAATAATAAGGATGAAAACGAAATCATTGATTCCTTCATAGTCGATTGGAGACTCCAAATGAAAGGAGAAGGCATGTACGAGGAAGACATTCAACCTGACAACAAGTTGGAAACCTTACAGCGTAGAATGCGCTTTGTCGAACTCATTGATAAGAACGGAAAACGACAAATGTTTCAGGCTTTTCCTTCAGGCCGTAGACTAATTTCCATAAACCACAGTCACACTACTCCAGAAGGCATTTTGAATGTCTTCAAAACATGGGACGATGCTTCAAATAAGCGATACGAATTAAATAACATACCTTTCAAAGTCGTCTATGAGAATCCTGATAGAGATATTAGTATTTTTGAACTTCCCCTAACTGTACCAATGTACAAAGATAGTAGTGCCATTCTTTTTCCAACTAATAAAATAGAACGTAACAAAAATCTTAATTTCATCAACTGCGACGGTGTCGTTTCACTCATTGGAAACAACAAAATAAACGACCGTAATTTTACAATTGAAAACTATAAACGAAATTTAATTGTCAAAACTGGAGATGCCTACTTGTACCCAATTACTTCTTCAGGCCTGTGTGGTTCCTTGCTTTTTGATACCACCAATGGTCTAGTAGGAATGCATATTGCTGGAAATACTCAACACGGCGTAGCCACTCGATTCACGAAAGATGATTTGCTGACCATACGTAAACATCTAGAAACTGATTCCACTAACATTCCTGAACTTAGAACTATGTCAGGAGAAGAAGAATTTTCTGGCGCTCGTGTTCACAATAAAGACCATCCTGTCAAACTCGCAATGAAGAAAACTAATTTAACACAATCAGAATTACATTCATCGCTGAGCGAATTAGCTGAACAAGTCGGAGTGAAAGCTCCCGCTAACTTGAAGGCTTTTGGAAAAGACACAATTTTGAAGATGGGAACTAAATCTTTTGGCGTCCAGCCTTCCATACCATTTTCAGAGATTGAATTTGCACAATCATGCATAGATTCTTTCCTTACTGACTTTGGAGACTGTGAAGACTCTGAAGTAATTCGTGGAGGTGGTGGACTTGCCCCCCTTAACAAAAATTCCGTAAATGGACTCGGATATGAAAATGATAAATCTTTATATATCAACTTTGAAGATGGCTCTTTCACTCCCGATTTCACACAACGACTCGACGAATTCGTAAAAGATTGCAACAATGACGCCCTTAAAATGAAAGATCTGGTCTTCTATGAAGCTCTCAAAGACGAACTTAAACCTCTTGCAAAAGTAAATAAACCACGAACATTTCGTGTAGCTCCCCTTCATCATACTGTCCTGTGCAAACGAACTATGGGAAAATTATTGGTGCATGTTAAAGAACACATGTGGGAAAATCAAATTTGCATTGGGATGAATCCATACAAGGATTTCGATCGCCTTTACAGGAACATGAAATCTTGCGATAACGTTTTTGATGGAGACATTGGAAACTGGGACGGAGGAACGAACTCTCAAGTCCAAGATGCAATCAAAGAAATCATACTGAAAAGATACAAAGGAAAACATCATAAAACACTATCAGTATTGCTTAACAGCATGTCTAGAACCTTTGTAAACATTCGAGATCACGCCTATTTGACTACCCATTCCATGCCATCGGGATGTTGGGTAACTGCTTTGTTTAACTCACTATATAACAGATTTATCACAGCAGCATGTTTTTATCGAAATCTTGAAAAACATCACCGACTCAAAGAAGCAACAATAACTAATTTTCTGCAAATCACCGACTTCGTAATGGGAGACGATAAAATTTGTGGAACTCCGAACAAATTTGAAGACATCTACAACGCTATCACTGCCAAAGAATTTTTCGAAAGCATCGCTATGCGTTTTACCGACGGAGAGAAAGGAGAGATCATTACACCTTTCAAGGACGTTCAGAACCTAGTTTTCTTGAAAAGGAAATTTAGGTATCATAGAACACTAGAGAAAGTGGTTGGAGCCTTGAGCTTAGAAACCATAATTAATAGTCTCCGCTGGTTTGATTCAAATAAAGATTATGCCGTAGTCATGGGTGGGAAAATGACAGCTTTTCAATATGAAATATTCCTCCATGAAGACGATGAGATCAAAAACAAAGTCTTGGGAGAGGCTTCTACCTCAATCTCCTATACATCCTTCAGTGACGAAAGAATTAAACAATCTATGGAAACTGAAGATGACATGTACGCTACTGTTCAGCGATATCAGAACAAATTTTTTGATTATTAACAGAAGTTATACAATTTCCTGACGACTATAAGGAAAGCTTCGATGATTAAAAACACTAATAGTCTGTTATCTTTTGAAACTAGGATAACTAACAATATAGTTTCGCCGCAAATTACTTAGATAAAAATTTTACAAGTCAAATTAATTATGACATGAACAAAACCGATCAAACAATTCATACTAGTGTAGCTTCTATTCATACTAGAAGCATAGAACAAGTAGAACCCAAACATAACCAATACCCTGAAATCCACATAGATGAACAATTTAGAATAGATGCTAAACCTTTTATTAACCGTCCTATTTTTATTTCTAATGTATCTTGGGCAGATTCAGTTGCTCAATATACTCCATTAATTCTTCCACTTAATAAACTACCCGTAGACGTAATAAATTCTAATCCTTCTTTGGCTAATTCAGTTAAATTAGGCGCTTATTACCGCAGTGATTTAACATTAAACATTTCAATAGCTGGTACAATTACTCATGCTGGTACCTTGTTGGTAGGTATTCTACCTCCTTTAAGTGAACCTGTTAACATTGTTCCACAACCAAAACTTATAAATACTTTGCTTAGTGGTCCTCACGGATTTTTAACTGCTAATGAAGCTACATCTTTAGCTTTGCACGTACCTTGGTACTGTAATTCAGATCTTGCGTCTTTGGACGTCAGTGCTACTGATGGTATTTCCACAGGTATTGATACATCTAACCTTAACGGAAATTACGCAACTTTAGTCATTATGGTTTTGAATCCTTTGCAACCTAGTATGGGATCTTCTCAAGCTGTTACTCTCGTTATTGAGGCTATTTTTAATTCTTTAGATATTTTAGTACCTAGTCCTAAATATATTACCTATTCTCCTACTCCACCTATTACAGGAGAATCTTTAAAGAGTTTGGCTACTGGTCTTATAGATGGCGCTGTTGATCCAATCAAGAGTGTTATAGGAGACGGAGTTGACATGATGAGATCCGCCATTAGAACTTATACAGGTTTGCATAACCCTAATTATTCAGGTATGTCAGATAAAACTGTCGTATCTATGCGAAATTACGGTAATGTAGTATCTACTAATCAATATTTTGAGAAATTGGATCCTCGTCCTGATGTAGATAGAATTCTACAAAAACCTGATTTTCATACTACAGAAGACGAAATGGATATACAGAACATTATCGGAAAACCGCAATATCTGGGAACTTTCCGACAGAATGAGACTGACAATGTAGGTACTCTCCTTTGGGACCGCCCTATTTCACCGTATCAGGGAAGCACCATTAATAGTGATGGTAGTGCATCTTTTGCTAATAATATTCAGCTAATGCATTACCTTTCTAGAGCATGGAAAGGTACTATTAAAATTCATATTCAGAGTGTTATGAATAATAAACAACAAACTAAACTTAAACTTATACAATTGTATAATCCAAGTTCAGAAGTTGCTGTACAATTTCCAACTTACAGATCTATTCTTAACGCTCCTTCTCATCTTATTGAATTTACAGCTGGTAATCAGATACAAACTATAGAATTGCCTTATCTTAGCAGAAATAACATCATGCATTGTATGAGAGACCCAACTTCCGAAGCACTTTTTCATGGTATGTATTACATTTACGTCGCTCAAAACCTCGCCAATTCTGGAGGTTCACCAACAGACGTTTATTTTAATGTATATTATTCTCTTGGAGAAGATTTTCAGTTTTATGGATATTCTACTGAATTGATGTCTATTCAACCTTCAGTAAATACACCTGATACTGTAGATCTTCCTTTCCGAGGAGAATCTCTTGATGTGATGAACGAACCGCAAGATCAGAAAGAACTCACTGAAAACACACAGGAAGAGAACCCTGTTTATGAATTTTCAGATAGACTAGTCCCTTATAAGAACGTTAGGGAAATAGTCAGGAGAATGTATAAATCTGATGCATTTTTAGTTGACCTAGAAGAAGGTACAGGAAGCTTTGTTATTCCTTTGTCTTCTATTATTGGAGAATTTGGTAATGTCAATACTCTTTCTTCTCCTTTATATGCTGTTTCTTCCATGTACTATGGAAAACATGCAGGATTTAAGTTTAAATTAAAAATGAAGGAAGCCGTCGCCATGACTGTTAGATATATCCCACAAAATTTCTTTGTAGATAAGAAGTCATCTACTATTAAGGGATCTAGACCTAATATTAGCAATCTTCCAAATTCTATCAATGAGTTTGCTTCTGGTCCTTCTTATCCAATTCCTTTTCAAGAAGTTCCAATTCAGTCTATGTCTCATGTTCCTAGTGCTGACAATTATGCCCTTTATGAATTTATAATTCCTAATACCACTATTTATAAATTTATTGGAGGTCCAGATAAAATGACTCCCACTCCAGACACTCAGTTATCAATTGCTGATATGGGACATCTTTTACTGACATTAAATGCAGCTCAAGATAAACCGCAAGAAATAGTTATGTATACAGGTTTGACAGATGAAAGTCGCCTTGGTTTTCATACCATAGCTCCTATTATTTTTCCAGCTCAAGATGTAAGTACCCAAGTTTTGGACACATTATATGCAGGTAATTATTTTACCGGTGCTGCGAATCAACCTTCGACCGTTGATACCGCCACTATGTATTTCACTCGTACATAAAAACCTAGTTTAATTGTACTTAACAATTTAGAGAAAACTACAAAACCAGAAATTCTTTTACTGTAAATTTAAGAAGAACAAACACAAATAAAGCCGTACCCCTTGCCAGATATGAATGTCAGGGAGTATAAATAAATGACATTTATATCTGTACGGCTTTGCCGTA